TCTGAGCGCGACGCTGCACACAAAATTGCAGAGCGAGCGATTGATGACTTAGCATGGTTTAACTATAGTAATGCACAGAGACTCCGCGCCGAACTCGAACAACTCAAGGAGGGCGCGAAATGAGTGATAAGATTAAGCGTCTCATTTTTGAGCGCGTCTCTGAAAACATCATAACAAAGCCTTGGATGAAGGCTTGCTATCGCGATTACCAGACGAGGGAGATCGTGATGGCGGCATGGCCTCTCAATTACGTCATTACATTAGCATGGATGCTCAACCTAGCGTGGCAGAGGTATCGCCATCGGGAGTCTTGGATAGATAGAATGGTCGCGAGCGAAGCGAGGCTTAAAATCATCCAACTGCAACGCGAGCGCGACGAGGCGCGAGAATCGTTAAAACACATTGCCGAATACGGCACAGAGGAAATCAACGCTTCCGTTGAGCTTAGGCAGAAACTCGCTCATGCTCTTGTCGCTTTGGATAATATGTGCCCTCCGTGTCCTCCGTGGTTAAATCATGATTCCTCAAACTAAAAGCCCAGTCATTCCAGATATCGTCATCGAGGGCCGACGACCGGATGGCACCTTTGTCGTGCAGTATCAGGGGCGACGCCTGGGAGCCACTGAGGCGCAGTTGCTCGCCATCCACCGCGAGCGGGAGGAGCAGATTGCTCGTATGGTGGAGGATCCTTGGCGCTACGGGTGGGAGAATCCGGCTTGGGCGCGGGCTGATGCGGGGTTCTCGGAATTGCGTGCGCTTTTTCCCAAGGGCGTCACGGAGCTTCTCATCCTCGGCGGCAACCGCTCCGGCAAGTCGCGCTACTATGCGCGGCGGGCCATGCAACACCTGGTCAATAAGCCCGGCGCAAAGGTGTGGTGCTTGCAAAGCACGGAGGCCGCTTCGATTCAGAGTCAGCAGCCTTATTTGTGGGAGTATCTGCCGAAAGAATGGAAACCCTCCGCCAGCGGCAAGCTCAAGAAAGGCGCTGTGGCGAATATCACCTACTCGCAGAAAGGCGGATTTACAGAAAACAGCTTCGTGCTGCCGAATGGCTCGCAGTGCTGGTTCAAATTTTACTCGATGGATGTCACTAGCATCGAAGGCTCAGAGTTGGATTTCGTATGGGCGGATGAGTTGGTGACGCCCGATTGGCTGGAGGCGCTGCGCTTCCGTTTGCTCACGCGAGATGGTGAGCTTGGCATTGGCTTCACGCCGGTGGAAGGCTACACCACCACCGTCAAAGAATACCTCGACGGCGCAAAGACGCTGGAGGAATGCGACGCCCCGCTCCTGCCGCGCTACCGCGATGGCAACCTCATCGGCCTGGAGCAAGTCCCGCGCATCCAGCAATGCACCAGGGAAAAAGCCCGCGTCGTTTATTTCCACACCTCGGACAACCCCTACGGCAACCCCGAGGCCATGGAGACGGAGCTACGCGGCAGCAACCGCGAGCGAATCTTGATGCGTGCCTACGGCGTGCCGACCAAGGCGCGGATGTCGATGTTTCCCAAATTCCGCGAAAATGTGCATGTCGTCCCGCACGACAAAATTCCCAAGGAGGGAACCGTCTTCCATTTCGTCGATCCCGGCGAAGGCAAAGCGTGGGCCATGTTGTGGATTCGATTTACTCCAGACAACCGTTGCTGGATCTACCGCGAATGGCCAAACCAACTGGAATACATCGAAGGCGTCGGCTACCCCGGCCCGTGGGCTGAGGCCGATGGCAAGCTCGAAGACGGCCGCCCTGGTCCCGCGCAAAAAGCCTGCTGCTGGTTTGGATTCAAAGAATACAAAGCCGTCATTGAAACTGCTGAGAAAGCCGATGAAATCGCCAAGGTCGAAGAACGCTGGATGGATTCTCGCTACGGCAATACGCCCACCATGACAGAGGAAGGCGTTCGCACCCTCATCGAACAATGCGACGACCGTATGGGCTTAGACTTCAAGGCCACCTCCGGCAAAGCCATCACCGAAGGCGTCGGCATCATCAACGATTGGCTCGCCTTCGACGAGGAGCGGCCGCTTGGGTCTGATAACTCCCCGAAGCTCTACATCAGCGAGCGGTGCAAAAACCTCATCTACTCGCTTAAAACTTGGACCGGCAAAGACGGCAAGCACGGCGCAACCAAAGACTGGATCGATGTTCTCCGCTACATCGTTCTCGCCAGGGATGTCGAATATGTGGACCCGGAATCCCTCCGCACACGAGGAGGCGGCTGCTATTGACACGCCTCCCCTATAATGGAAATCGCATGAAACTTCTCCGCCGCCGCGATGTCATGGCCCGTCTTGGGGTCAGCGCCAAGCAAGTCACCAAACTGATTGATGCAGGAATCCTTCGGCCGCTCCGCAAGCGTGGCTGCCGCGCTTGGTATCGCGCCGCAGATTTAGAAAAATTAGCATGAGCACTAAACGCACCGACAACCACGGCTCCCTGAGCCGAAATAAGAAAAAGGAAAAGAAAACGCAGCCTTCGCACAAAGGCTCCTGCATCATCGAGGGCCGAGAGCATTGGATCAGTGCGTATGTGAACGAAAACCGCGACAGCGGAGAAAAGTATTTCAAGCTCTACTTTGAAGAGAAGAAGCCCCGCGAGGATTTTGCCACAGAGCCCGTTGCAGTGCCGCTCTCCGAGTCGCCAGACATTCCCTTTTGATGAGTGCCGAAGACCTACAAGCCGCATGGTGTGTGCCGCCGGAGGAACTCTGGTTCCGCAGCGTCATAGCAAAAATAACCGACGCCATCGAAGACGCCGCCGACATTACCTGCATGCCGCAAACCGCACAGAACCCCGGCCTGCTCGCCCACAGCGCAGGCGGCTTGGAAGCCCTTCGCACCTTGCGCGAAGAGATCGAGCGCACGCGCGCCGAGGCATTCGACTCCAAGAAATAATTCCCCTCCCTCCGTGTTCTCCGTGTCCTCCGTGGTAAAATCTTTTTAGCCCCCGTTTTGCCCCGTTAGTACCCGTTTAGTCCCGTTGCGCCCGCAGCCTATTTCTTCCTGCAAATTTTGCAGGCATATCCCTTATCAGCGCGAGTGCTGAACTGCTCGCCGCGAGCCCGTGAAAATGTCGGACCCGCACCAGACCTCAGTTCTGACACCGCGACTTGGACGCAACAAAAACCATGGAACAGACAGAAACAGCATTCAGCATCGGCGAAGTCATCGACGCGCTGGGAGTCAAGCTCCCGACCATTGATGAGACTCCGGCGACCGAAGAGGCCGCACAGGAAGCAGTCGCGGATGAGACCAACACTGACATAAACCCGGAGGACCAGACCGAGGAAACCGACGCGCCGGAAACGGACGCCGATTCCACGGACGATCTCGAACAACCCGAAGACGCCACCGAGGACGAGGACGACGCCGCAGAGGAAGACCCTGAAGCCGCCGAAGCGCCCGGTGTAAAGAAGCTCGCCAAGCGAGTGGACAAGCTTACCGCCCGCGCCAAGAGCGCCGAGGAGCAAGCCGCCAGCTTACAAGCCGAACTCACCGCCGCCAAGGATGCGCTCACCCGCGCCCAGCCTATCGTGGTGCAAGATGCCGCCGATCCGTTGGCGGATGTCACCACGCCCGAGGCTCTGGAAAGCCGACTAGCCGCAGCCAATACCGTGCTCGACAATGTGCCCGACCTCATTGCAAAGGCGGATTACGAAGGCGGCGAAGTGGAAGTGGATGTGGGAAACGGCAGCACGCGTAAGTTTACGAAGACAGAGCTTCAAGAGCGCCTACGCCTCGCCCGCCAGATCCTCAAGGCCGAGCCCGCCCGCCGGACCTACCTCGCACAGCGCGAGAGTTTCCAGGCTGAAGCCCGTCAGGCTTACCCCGAGTTGTTCCAGAATGATTCCCAAGCCCGTCAGATGATGATGGCTACGCTCAAAGCGTATCCCGGCATCGGCAAGCTACCGAATCTGGAACTCGTTATTGGTGACGCCATTCGTGGACAAGCCCTCCGCTTCCAGCAAGCCGAGGCGATCCAAAAGAAAGCCGCCACAGCCAAGGCCAAGCCTGCCTCACCGGCAGCCGCCAAGCCAGCCATGGCCCCCAAGGTTGTCAGTCCCTCAGCCGCACCTAAGACCAAATCCCAATCCGATCCGCTCGAAGCCCTAAAGAAGTCTGGCAACCGTGATGCCGCCGAGAATTTCGTCGCCTCACTTTTCAACTAAACCAACTCAATGACCCCACAAACCTAATCCCCTCAAACTAATATTATGGCAGCAACCCCCATCACTACAGTCAAAGGCCAACGCGAGGATCTTTCCGACGCAATGGTCCTAATCGAACCCGGCGACACACCGCTTTTTTCCATGTGCAAAAAGGCCAAGGAGCCAACCAATGTGCTCTTCCAGTGGCCCGCCGACCGCTACAACGACCCGCAGACAGCAGGCGTTCTCGCTAATGACGATGTTTCCAGCTTTGACGACCAGCACGCAAACCGCGTCCTCCTCAGCGGCCGCATCCAAAAAGTGCGCCGTGCGTTCCAAGTGGACGATCTTGTTGAGAATGTCGCCGATCTCGCGGGAGTTGGCCGCAAGCAGGCTTTCAACAAGTCGGCCGCCAAAGCCCTCGTTGAGCTGAAAATCGACATCGAGGCCATTATGGGCTCCGACAACGATAGCCAGGTTCAATCGGGTTCAAACCCGTACAAGACGCGTGGCGTTGGCGAGTGGATTAAATCCACAGCACAGGCTGATACGGCTACCGCAGTGGATGCCGCATTCCGCACCCCAGCTGCTTCAATCAACACGACCGCGACCACTTCTCTCACAGAGAACAATGTCATCGACGTGCTTCAGAGCATCTACGGTGTGCGCCGCGCTCGCCGGAACTACGACCTAGTTTGCGGCGTCGCGCTCAAGCGTGCGTTCACAAACTTCATCCGCACACAGACGGCCTCAACGAGTGTCATGTCCACCGTGCGCACGTTCAACTCGAACGCAGATGACAAAAAAATCGTGAACACGATCGACATCTACGAAGGCGACTTTGGCGTGCTCTCGCTGCATGTGTCCACATACCTCGCCCATGGCGCAGCAGCCGCCGTCTCGGCAGCCCGTGGCTATGTGCTCGACATGGACCTCGTCTCCATCGGCTTCAATCGCAAACCTCGCATGGAAGAGCTCGAAGACCGTGGCGGTGGCCGCCGTGGCTTCTGCGACGCCATCTTCGGCGTAGCAGTCAGCAACCCGCAGGTTCTCGGAAAATTCGCAGCAACTGCGTAATCCCGCCCCCCAGCCCTTGCCGGTAGCCGTCTCGACGATGGCTTCCGGCAATCGGGGAGGGGATACAACTTTTACAAAATGGAAATCCTTAGAGAAGCATTCAGCGACATACCTGGCGAAGTGGCTGAGGGTGTAAAGAACGAGCTCATCGCCCAGTGGAACTCCAAGGCTGTGCAGGCCGACGCCCGCCAGCACCTCATCGCCGCCGACCACGCCAAACACGAGCTCCGCTCTATCGAGGGCGTAGGCGCTTTGACTCTCTCTATCGACCCTCAAATCTTCCACTACTGGAACAAGCAACTCCCTGGTTGCTGGAACGATCCTGATTTTATCGCATGGTTTAAACGCAACTTTCCGCAATGCACCGTGAAGTGCGGCGGCACAGGCAAGACCATGTTTCTCATGCCGGGCCTCAAAGCAGCATGATTTTACTTTTTAAAATGCAGGCGAGAGAAACGGCAACTCGCAAGGCCCATACCCTTGAGAACACGGTTCAATTCCGTGGCCTGCTACCAAATTTTGCCAGTTTACGCATTGCGGCGGGGTTTTGTTTTTCCCTGGTTATTTTATACGCGCTGGCCGTAACCGCATTAAAAGCGGCCTCTGGCAACTCTTCCCTCGCATGAACGACTACGACGAGCCAGACCGCGACACAAAGTATTGGGTAGGCCAGCTCACCAAAGCCGCCACCGATGGCGGTTGGTTCTCCGCCGTGCGCAGCCGGAACTACGATACCCGCATGTCGCTCTGGGACGGGCAGTCTTCGGATGGCCGCAAATGGGCCAGCAACTACAGCAAAAATGTTTTCCCCTGGGAAGGTGCTGCCGACAGCCGAATCCGCCTGGCCGATCTTGTTTGCAATCGAGAGACCCAGCTTTGCCTTACCTCCACCTTCGCCGCCCGCTTGCAGATGATGCCGGTGGAGTCCACCGACGCCATGAGCCGCACGGCCGCTGAGAGCGTGCTGAAGTGGATGCTTTTCACCCACTGCGCCTCGGACCTCCGGCGCGAACTCGAACTCGCCCTCAACATCCGCGCCACCTACGGCCTCGCCGTGATGGGCGTGTTTTGGAAAACGACAACACGCATCGAGGAAAAATCCGTCAGCCTCGAAGACATCATCCTCATGGCCCAAGAGCAAGGCGACCCAAACTCCCCGCTCGCCATGCTCATCGGCGCAATCCTTGATCCGCTCCAAGAGGAAGTCGCTATCGAAATGGCCGAGCAATTTGCCCCCGGCACCGGCACCGCCGCCAATATCCGCAAGCTCCGCGAAGGCGGCACCGTCGAATACACCGAGCCATACATTTTCGAGAGCAAGCCCGAGTGGACGGCGTTGGAGCCTTTCAACGACATCATTTTTCCCACTGCCACCTACGACCTGCAACGCGCCCCATGGATCGCCCGCCGTGAAATGGTGACTTGCGAGGAGTTGGAGGAACGCACGCTCACCGAAGGCTACCCCTACGAATTTTACACGAAAGCCGAGAACTACAAAGGCGCAAGCCTCTGGCCCGTCTATTCGCAGCAGAACCACAACCGCCGCGACTCGATCCTCTGGCAAGACCACCGCGACCTGGTGGAAATCTGGCATGTTTACAGCAAAGAGACTGACGAGAAGACCGGCGCAACAAAGGTCATGTGCCGCGTCATGCACCC